CATAATCCTAGCGATACGGGTGTGGTTCGCGCTATCGATGTGGACAAAGATTTAAACAAGATCAAAACTCTTAGCCTGGATCTATTTGAACAACTAAGATTGTTTGCAAAGGCAGATAAGACCAAACGCATCACTTACATAATCCATAATGGTAAAATATGTTCTGCTAAAGGAAACTGGAAATATAGGGCTTACACAGGCTATAACCCACACAAAGCACATATCCACATTTCTTTTAGCCCTGCGGGAGATCAGGACAGTTCGTTTTTCGACATCCCACTTCTCGGAGGTAAAGTATGAAACTATCAAAGAAACACAAAGCAGCAATCAAGTCCTACCTGCGAGCAGTAGCAGCCGGTGGAATCACAGTTGCCCTTGCAATAGTTGGCGATGTCAAGCCTGAATACGCAGTATTGCTTGGTGCAATTATCGCTCCTCTAATTAAGGCAATCGACCCACAAGAAAAAGAATTTGGCATTACGACTAAACTATGAGCCAGTCGGAATTCTTTACTCTTTACTTCGCAACCATTGGTGTAATCGGTGGCTTTGCTAGTTATGTCATCACTCATTTAATGGCTGAAATTAAAAGGCTGAATGAGCGTGTCGATGAGATCTATAACATACTCCTAGAGCGATAATTTAAAACATGGCAAACACACGCAAAAAGCAAGCACCTCGCAAAAAGGTTGCAAAGAAGCGGATTGTGCGTAAGTCGCCAGAGCCATTATCAAAGATCGATATTCATTACATCGCTTTGCAGGAATGCTACAAGGCAGCCCGTAAAGCAGGATTTAGTGAAGGTATCGCACTTTGGATGATGACTGAGAAACACACCTTTCCCGACTGGATTGTCGGCGATGGTGGGATCATACCTTCGATTGATCCAACTGACGATGATGAGGATTTAGACTGAAGCGATACTTAGTAATTTCGGATCTGCAAATTCCGTACCACCATGAAGCCGCAGTTAAGAATGTTATCAAGTTAGCAAGACGGGAGAAGTTCGACAGTGTCCTTAACGTTGGCGATGAAATTGATTTTCAAACCATTTCTCGATGGGCTGAAAAAACACCTTTGGCTTATGAGCAGACTTTGCACCGCGATCGTGAACTCACTCAGCAAATACTTTGGGATCTTACCGAGCACGCTAGAGAGGCTCATATTGTCCGTTCTAATCATACTGATCGCCTATACAACACTCTTTTAAAAGTACCTGGCTTAATTAGCCTGCCAGAATTACAGTACGACAAGTTCATGGACTTTGCCACAATGGGCATTACATTTCATAAAACCTTCTTTGAGTTTGAAAAGGGTTGGTTGCTTGGTCACGGCGATGAAGGAAACACCAATCCCAACGCAGGCTTAACTGCCCTTAATCTGGCCAAAAAGGTGGGTAAGAGCGTTTTGATAGGCCATACCCATAAACTAGGGCTATCTTCGTTCTCAGAGGGCTTAGGAGGCCATTACAGGACGATTTACGGCATAGAGGCCGGCAACCTAATGAACAAAGCCAAAGCCTCATACACAAAGGGAATTGCCAACTGGCAGATGGGCATTGTAATCCTGGACTGGGATGGTAAGAACATGACCCCTACGCTGATCCCAATCAACAAAGATGGGTCATTTACGGCATTGGGCAAATCGTATGTCTAGGGAAACAGACTACAAGCCACGCACAATCGATGAGCACATTGATGTCATTGATAACAGTATCGTTATCTAACACGCCGATACACCTAGCCCGATTGTCGCTGATCTAGCACATACTTAATCCCAACAGGCAAGTTGCCTGGAGATCGGGAGCAAACAAATGGAAAACATTTCAGATCAAATGGCTTTAACCATCATTATTGTTGGTGGCTTTAGTTTCATGTTTTTAATGATTTGGTTAGATGATCGTAAGAATCGCAAATGGGATGAAGCATGGCGTGCTGGTTATGAACAAGGCATGAAAGTAACAAGAAGTGTCCGCTAATCGTGAAGCAATCTTTGATGAGGCAAGATTACTCATACAAGATAGAGGTCGAGTTTATGGATCTCCTTATACCAACCACAAACGAATTGCAGAGTTGTGGAGTGCAATCCTTGAATTCCCAATTACTGCACACCAAGTTGTCCTTTGCATGGCAGGGGTCAAGATCGCTCGTTTGGTTGAAACACCATCACATCACGACAGTGTTGTCGATGCGGTTGCATACCTGGCATTCTACGAAGACGTTATCGCAGGTCAATTAGATGACGATCAAGAGAAATTCTAATGCCAGTGTTTGGTGTGATTATTGTAAAGCGCAATATGGAGCGCATACGATCAAAGGTCAGAATCCATCTACCTGGATCTCAACAAGTCAAGGTGGCTTACAAAGAGCCTACTGCGACAAATGCCGACACAGCATGGAGGCTTGGCATGATGGGAGCACTTGGGATCTTCGTGCCCAACAGGAATACCGACAAGGAAAACAGGAGATAGATTATGGCTTTTAATTTGGAGGATTATGAAACAGTCGAAGAAAGATTATCTAAATTCTGGAAAGACAACCCAGACGGCAGGATCGAAACAGAGCGAGTTGTCGCACCTAACGCTCCGGGCGATGAATATGTATTTGTGGCTCGGCTATTTAGAACTGAGGCTGATCAACATCCAGTATCGACTGGCTGGGCGAGTGAAACGAAAACAACTTCAGGTTTTAATAAATTTGCTTGCGAGTTGTCTGAAAGTTCTGCGTTGGGTCGTGCGCTCGCTAACTGGACTTACGCCAAAAAAGGTGCAAGACCATCTAAGTTGGAAATGGAGCGAGTACGAGAAGGAGATTTAAAAAAGCCTACGTATGGCGCACCTGGATCTAGAACAGCAGCAGTAGTCGATGCACTTAGGGCAACTGCAACTCCTGAGTGGTCAGCACCTGCCTTAGAAGATCCAGCACCCTTAGCCTGGTCAGTCGATGATGTTGCACAATCATTAAATGCTGAGAAGGTATCAGAATCCTTTGATTGCGTTCATGGCAGAATGTTGCTTAAAGAAGGCACTAGCAAGACTGGAAGACCATTTCGGGGATATGTTTGTGTTGAGAAAAGCAAAGCAGATCAGTGTGAACCTAAATGGGCAAAGGTAACAAGTAATGGCAAGTTCTATTTCCCAGATCCCGATAAGGACAAATAAATGGGCGAACTAGAGATAATCCAGCCTGACGGCTTACGCATCAAGTTTCATTCAGATGGAACAGTAGCACCAGACATCGTGCCACTTAATGAGTGTTGCGATATGTGTAATGACCCAAGAATGGTGCACGTTGAGGGCTTACTTAAATGCGTTGGGTGTGGAGTTATTAATCGAATCGATTATGGACATCATGCCTAAATACGATTACGAATGTTTGCGAGAGGGAGTTGTTGCTGAGTTTGATCTAGCGATTGACCACAATGCTCCCTTTTGCGAAACATGCGGATCAGTAATGCGTAAGGTGTTTACAGCAACCCCGGCTATATTTAAAGGTCGTGGATGGGGTTCTAAGCCATGATTGAAGCGGCGGTTATGAAATGTAATGCTTGCAAGAAATCTACCATTTTCGAGATTGAATTTGGTTGGGACACAGTGCCAGGAGTAGTAATCGCTGAATGCCAGAAGTGCTATCGCAAGGGTGCAAGATTAGAGGAGGACATTATGGATAAAGAGGTTGAGAGATGCCATTTATGTGGATGCTGGAAGATGCAATTTAATAAATGCGGTGCTTGTAAGGAGTAACGCCACGCCGTCTGACCTGCACTTATGATGAAAGGACTTGACTGTATATGATAACCTTTAGAAGACATTCGCCCTCAAGGCGAAAAGGCGACCCCCGAAGGGGATGGGTCGCAAGGTGGCACCTAATCGGGATACTCATATCTGCAAGCCAGATAGTAGCCTTAGAGCCAGTACAAGCACAAACAATTAACACATACAAGCAATATACGTTTATGCAGTTAAACTACAACTTTAAAGAATTCTATTGTGTAAGTGATCTCTGGTATTTAGAGAGCAGATGGAATTACAAGGCAAAGAATCCAAAGAGTAGTGCATACGGAATACCTCAATTGCTTAAGTTAAAGAGTAACGATCCTTATTATCAAATAGACCAGGGATTGAAATACATTAGGCACAAACACAACACAGCATGTAATGCGCTCGCCTTTCATAAAAAGAAGGGTTGGTACTGATGGCTAAGCAAGGGGTTGGTACTAGGACATGGCGTAAGACAAGAGAGCGGATACTTCGTAGGGATGGGTTTATATGCCAGTACTGTGCACAAGAGGCTGATACAGTAGATCATGTAATACCTAGAAGATTAG